AATACTTCTAGTACTACAGCTAATCAATTACTTGATGCAGATTCAGATACAAAAGTTTCTGTTGAGAAATCATCAGATTCTGATACGATTGCTTTTGATGTAGCAGGTACAGAAGTATTAACCATAGCTGAAGGTGCTTCTAATACAGAGATTAAATTTAAAGGCACAGCTCCAGCATTAATAATAGGAGACGCAGGTGCAGAAGATACTAAAATCGTTTTTGATGGCAACGCTCAAGACTATTATATTGGTCTTGATGATTCTGCCGATGATCTGGTAATAGGTAAAGGTTCAGCAGTAGGAACTACACCAGCTATTAGTATTGATGAAAATATAAATACTACTTTTGCTGGAAACATAACAATACCAGCAGACGGAACTATAGCAAGTGCTAGTGGGGATATAACACTAGATGCACCAGACGATATTTTCTTAGATGCTGATGGTGGAAATATAAGATTCAAAGATGCTGGAACAACACATTATCATTTTAGTAATGGTGGAAATGATATTAATACTACATATTTTGCAGATTCAGGATCAAATGAAGGCGCATTTAGGATTAAATTTAATTCAGACGGTAGTTCTGCTGACCAATGGTTAGCTTATATAACTATGCAACAAGGCTCTGGTGATGGTGGATCACAAAAAAGCGAAATGTTGTTTGGAGTAGCAGATAACGGTAATCCATCAACAGCTATGACTATTGCTAATAATAAAGCTGTAACTTTTGCTTCAACAATAGCAGCCGCAGATGGTAGTGCATCTGCTCCTTCCGTTAGAGGTACAGATACAAATACAGGTTTATTTTTCCCATCAGGCGGTGTTACAGCTATATCTCGTAATGGTGTAGAGGGCTGCAGAATGGATGCGTCTGGAAACTTTTTGGTGGGTACAACATCTGCTGGTCAAGCAGATAGTACAGGTGTAAAAATTACAAACTCAGGGAGAGTTTATTGTGTACGCTCTAATACTACAGGTGAGGTTATTTCAGCTTATGATACTGGTTCAAGTGCTTATAAATTTTATGTAAGTTATTCAGGAGTAATATATGCTGTTAATACTACAGTACAAGGTCTTTCAGACGAAAGACTAAAAGAAAATATAAAAGACTTGGATCAAGGGTTAGCTGATGTCTTAAAGCTAAAACCGAGAAAGTTTGATTGGAAAGAAGGTGAAGGATCAGGTGAAAAGAATGTATCTGGTTTTGTAGCACAAGAAGCTGAAGCATCTGGATTTGGAGAATTTGTTGATAATTACAAACACGACACTTTATCTGATGCAAAGTCTTTTGGTCAAAGTGGATTAATACCAGTTTTAACAAAAGCAATCCAAGAACTAAGTGCTAAGAACGATGCACTTGAAGCAAGAATAAAAACACTAGAGGACGCATAGAATGGCAATAGCATACACTTGGGATGTCTCAACTGTCGATACATATCCAACAAAAGATAGTAAGGCAGACGTAATTTATAACGTACATTGGAGACTAACAGGTACTGATGATACTAACAAAGACTCAGAAGGGGCTTACCAAACTGCTACAAGTTATGGAACGCAAGGTTTAGATACTTCTGATCTATCGAGCTTTAAAGCCTTTG